CTCATAGAAGGCATAACTTCTAGTCCTAATATAGCCTGTTCAATCTCAGCTATCTGTTTAGGGTTATCACCTAATGCTGGTCGTACTAAGTTCTTCATGTAGCGATCTACTGTTTCACTCCATGTCTCCCTACGGCCTTCATCATCAAGCCAACGAGCGTAACGTGACTTGTGTATGAATGATTGATAGTCTGTTGGTAGTGTGTTGCTCATCTGTTGTCTCCTGACCCTTTTATTTTGTTTCTGTCTTGTCTGCTTGTAAGTTTTTCTATATTTATATCTGCTATTTCATCTAAGTTATAACCTATATCGTTAGCGAGAACAGCTACGTACCACATTACATCCCCTAGTTCTTTAGCTACTTCATGTCTATTAAAAACATTATCACGTACTTGCTTCTTAACTTTGTCAGCTACTTCTCCTGATTCACCACAAAGACCTAGCGCAGGGTATAATACCTTGTGTGTTGCAGGATAGATTGCAAAACTTACCGCTTTCTTTTGGTACTCCCTAAATCCTATAGTCATAACTTTTCCTTCACTATTAAATTATTAATCATTACATCGTCTATATCATAGAAAGTATTTACAATCAAATCATAAACGTCTTCCGTATGCGAATCATCGTGTGATCCTAATATGTTATTATCCTCATCTATCTTTAATGAGAACGTGATACTAAATGTTCTATGAGTCATCGTCTCTATCCTCGCAAGGTAAATATACTAGGACATCTGAGTGACATCTAGGACAGGTGAGGTTTGTAACCATAGACCACTCTTCTTTGTCTATAAGATCTTCATCACCACCCCATATCAACTCAGATTCACAGTGATAGCATCTCATTTATGCTTCTCCTTCATAGCCTCAACCATACGATTCATATACCACTGAGCCTTATGTGTATCCTCAACAGGGTTGCCTTTGTATGAGGCTCTATGATTATACTTAGTAACGTTACCCTTACAGTAAGCAATGAATCCTTCTAAGCCTAACACCTGTCTGATATAATCAATACACTCTATACCGCCTTGATTGTAGTGAGCAGGACGTTCTACTGGATCAAATACTTCTTGATCTTTTGTTACAGGGAAGTCTTTCCATTTAGCCATTATGCATTGCCTTTTGTCTTAGTGAACTCATTGAAGTTTATTACTTCGCCTGTGTTCTTGTCTTTTATTTCTTGATTCTCAATCTCATTCATCAGAACGTTTTGTCTGTGATCCATAACTGTATCATAAACATAGTCATCATAATTCATAACATCTATTGCTGAAGTAAACATACTGGCTACATGGACGAGATCTCTTAGTATATGTTGAGGTAATGCAAAATCATCTCCTACTACTATACCTGTAGTCACGTTACCATTCCAGTCTTCTATATCTTTAGAGGAAGCAGGTCTTATTATTACGGCAATCTCGTCATCGTCTAATGTGTAGGGCATATTACTTTCTTCTTTCTGTCTTGAGGACTATACGATCTAACTTAGTACATTGTCCTTTCTCTTGCAACCATTCTTCTGGAATAATTCTATGCGCCCATTTGAATCCATTCTTCTCACACCACTCAAAGTTTCTTTGCTTAGCACCTTTATTTATCTTAGCTTTAGCGTTACTAAATACAAAGCGTATGTCTAGCTCAGGGTGTTGTCTTTTTATTTCAAGATGTTTGCGTCTGTCATCAGGATCGAACTTTCCTTTGGTTTCTATTATGATACCATTGTCTAGCTCAAAGTCTGGTGTGTATGTACGATATCGTAGGTCTTCCCACTCTATCTTTAGTTTCTCGTAACGTACTTTCTTTTGTCTGCTCTTGAGAAAAAGAACGGCCTCTTCCTCAAGGCCGGACTTATATTTACTAGCATTGTGCCTACGTCTGTAGCCCTTTGCAAACTTAGTCATCAGACGGTGCTTCCTCACCTGTCAATAACTGTTTAAGTTCTGCTATCTTAACTTTAAGCATGGCATCTGTACACTGTGCATTTAATTGGTGTCCTTCTGTGACCCTTTGTAAATGTTGTACAAGATTAAGGACATTCTTTGCCTCATCCGTAAAGTCTTCGATAGTATATTCTACGTCATCTAAAGTAACAGTTGTCATTATGTTTCTTCCTTTATATATGTATAGTTAACGACAGGTTTTATGGCGGCTTGACTTACCAGAGATTCTCTTTCTTGTAGATCTGGCCAACATTTCTTTTTATGATCACACCAATTACAGGTTTTGTTTAGCTTAAAATTACCACTAGGTTTCCTACGATATGTTTCTTCCTCTGGTTCAAAGCATCTCTCAAAAGGCTCATCATTGTTTATATAGTTTACAGTATCTTTTATAGTTTCCAATACTGTTTCACTATCTGCTTCTTCTGCAGGTACGTACTTGAACTGACCATTGACTTTGTTGATAACCCACCAACCACCTACCTCTTTACCTGCGGCTTTTGCATAGCCTACAAGCTGAGCTACGTAACCGAAGTCATCAGCATTCTTTAGTGTGTTATAGTCAGTAAACTTATTATCATACCCCCAAGGTGTAGTAGATTTAACGTCATCTACCTTGTCATCTAGGATCATGTCGTATTCACCTTTAATAGATACATCACCTAGATCTAAGACTACGTTATCATTGTCTTTGAAGTCTACCTTAGAAGCACGTAGTATCCCCTTAAAGATAGCCTCTGACCAATCGCCCATCAACATGTTAAGCATGAAGGATGTTGGTTTGTTTTCTTCAGTCTCTGGATTATTCTTAGCAAACCATAGCTGACATCTAGGCTTACCTATGTTAGACATACGTAAACGAAACTCATCACGAGGCCCACCATTGAACTGTTTATGTAAAGAGGTAACCACATCAGCGGCTACCTGCTCTATTATTTCATCACTCATAGATGCCTTACCTTCTATAGCAGAACGTAAGAAAGAGTGTACTGATAACTCAGCAGGGTGGATCATCCCTCGAACTCTTTAACTTCTACGATAGATCCTACTAACTCTGCATCTTCAGAAGACATAGATGAATTAACTATTTCATCATGCTTACTTTCTACCCATGTGTTAGTATTAGTAATCCAATCAAGGAAAGACTTTAGTGTGTGACTATCCTCTGGTTGATAAGGAACTTTTATACCTAACGAAGGAACAATAACAGCATACTTGCCACCACTATTCATGTCACGCTTAGCACTACCTAGATTAAGTGTGTGCTCTACAGGTGTAAGTTTCTTAGCCATGATCTGAGATAAGGCGGAGTCAATAGCTTTGTTTGACTCAGTATTCCTTGAGTCCATTACGAATGGAATCTCTTCATCGTGACCCTTCACTACATTACCTAATTCATCTATAGGTTTGTCTAGCTTTACCATACCTAGCATAACTTTTGTACGCTTCACATCACGTATTACTGACTTCGTTTCTTCTGGTAAAGCTTTAAAGTCTTTGATGTAACCTGATGGTCTACCACAATTATGTCTACCTGATGTGTCCTTCAAGTCTACATTCAGGTTTCCCGAAAGTAATGTCTTGTGCATAGTGTTTGCACCTGCATCCCATCGTTGCCATTGCATACGTTGAGAGAATAATCTCATTGTAAGTGTCTTGCTATAAACAACCTCACCATCCGGCATTGTTACTTGATATGCTCCGATAGGTACAACAATCTTCTCGTCACCTTCCGAATCTTCTACTGTAATTGCTGAGTGTATCTGCTTAATCCGTGCCAGTGTGGATTGTGATCCGCCTGTTGAGGGAGACATGCCCATAGCTTCCGATAATGACATGCCTTCTATGTTTAGTGTTTGTAACTCTGTGCTCATATCTTTTCCTTTATGTATGAGGGTTTCTGGGATGCTAAGTTATAGCGTCAAACGTCCTTTGTGTCAAGCCAATTCGGGCCTATCTTAGCTTCTAATAATAAGGGTACATTCATCTTAACCTTATAGTACTTATAGATGATCTCATTCAGATCCATATTCAAGGTGTTAATGATCTCTATCACCTGATCCTTCTCGTATGGATGTATGTCTATCACCATTGAATCATGTACACTGTTGACTACCTTAGATCGCATAGACATAAGCCTATCCTCTAACTCTAGTAGTACTACAGGTACACAATCGCCAGTGGCAAACCCTTGCACCGGATAGTTCTTTATCATGGTGAAGTTAGTTGGCATACCATTGGGTCTTCTCTCTGTGTTAGGGAAAGCATACTGCCTACCACCAACGTTAGTAATCTTTTGAAAGCGTATGGCCTCATCGCCTAGCTTCTTGTGCCATGTAGCTATACCTTTGTACTTCTTAATGAAGTGTGTGTAGTACTCAGCCTCAGCAGGGCTTCTACCATACCCTGTAGCCCCGAAGAGAGGGGCGAAGGTATGTGCCTTAGCATCTTGTCTAGACGTAGGCTGACCGGCTTCTGTGATAACCTTAGCGGTGTAGCTATGTACATCAAAGCCTGTGTCTATCTCTTTCATGGCTGTAGTATCTTGAGATAAGAATGCGGCGACACGAAACTCTAGCTGAGCGAAGTCAGCCTCCATCACGTAGCCTCCCTCCCATCGAGACACGAACACCTTCTTAACAGGGAACGTACCACCACGAGGCATGTTCTGCATGTTAGGGTTACGCCCTGAGAACCTGCCTGTACTGGTGATGTGTTGCGTTAGACCTACGTGTAGAAACCCATCCTCTTTTGTGAATACAGATATACCTTCAACAAAGCTAGACAGGTAACTACTGATAGCGGATAGACGTTTAAGATCTCCTAAGAAGTCAACCGCACTGTCCATACCATTAGCCCTAGCTGTAGACATCAACGTATCCAAGTTGTCCTTGCCTGTACTAAAGCCATTAGCACTTACCCATTTCTTTGAGGGAGGCATGAACCCTAGCCCTGCCATCTGATTAGTCTTCTTAAGTTGGTAGCCTCTAGCCTCGCAAGGCTTACACTTGTTAGGCCTAGCAAACTTAGTACCATCTTTCTTTATACGGTACACACTACCCTCGCCCTTACACTCAGGGCAAGTAAACGCTGTCGTCTTACGTATCATTGTAGTGTTAGCTTTGACTGCACTCTTATACTCTTTGTCTGTCTTAGTGTGATCGAATAGGTCTACCCATTCTTTCTTATTGTTAGGTCGCATACTATACACAACCTCCGACATCTGAGCAGGACTATTAAGATTGATAGGTGTGTCACCCATAAGGTTACGTACCTTGATGCCTAGCCTACCTTCAATGTCTGCCTTCTCTTCTTCGAACTGCTTACGAACTTCATCCAATGCCTTCAAGTCTACCTTGATGCCTGATGAATACATACGAGACAATGCCAAGCATACCTTAAATGTTATATCTCTTATGTTACGTAATGATTCACTATCAGGTTGAGCATAGTCTGACTCAATGTCTAAGTACAAAGCACGAGTAGTAGATAGATCACACTGTAAGTAATACGTAAGTTCCTTGAGTGGTATCTCGTTGGTGTTGTAACCATCCTTAAAGTATTTCTTTAGTGTGTCATCCTTCTGAAAGTCTAGCTTACGTCTTATCGCACACTCACCTAACGCCAGTGACTTCTTCTTGAAAGCTCCAGTGTATGTCATCTCAATATGATTGCCTCTCATCAGCACATACTCAGCTAACATGGTGTCATATATAAGACCATCATACTTGAACCCACTCTCCCATAGCCAAGGCATATCGTGTTGCCCATTGTGTAGGATTAGTAGGGTTGTTCTATCTAAATAATCTTGTAGTGCTTTAGCTTGGCTACCATCATAGTCGTTAGCTTCAGTATGATCAAAGTTATATATAGCTTGGTTGCCTGATACAACTTCTTGTACACCTACCTGCACTAACTTATTGCTTGCCTCGAAAGGATCGAGGTGCATCTTGCCACCCCTGTGTGTGACTGTGTTCTCTACATCAAGAACTAATTCCATAGTCTGCTCCTTTCTATGCTAAGTACTGTGACCTAGCTCCATCTAATGTACATGTAATCTTACCATGCCATCCTCCTTGTAGCTTATTCTTAGCTATAACTAAATACCTTTGCGAATCATCAGCATCCTCTGCTGTGTCAGCTAGTACAGGGTTCTTAGATATTAGCACCATCAGGTCAGCTTCAGCCGCCTTGCCTGTCTTAGATCCCTCAAGCATAGACTGATCAGGATTGACCATACCTTCTGCGGCGGCAGACAACTGTGACATCCATATGATAGCACAACTGTATTGCTTCGCTATGTTACGTGCATGGATAGCCGCATTCTTAAGATACACATCTGACTTGTCGCTACTCTTAACCGCAAACTTATCTCCCATGTCTAACACTACAATGTCAGGACGATAGGCTTTGATGATAGCTTCTACCCACGCCATATCCTTACCGGTACTGTCATACAGATTGATCTGCTCTCGTACTGGCTCGTAACGTGTGGCGGCTAAGGCATAGTTACCCTTGACCTCCTCCATAGATAAGCTTGATGCGGCACTGAGGTAACGTGCACCTACACGTTCATACGATTCCTCATTACACAATATCAAACACTTAGCACCTTGAGATGCAAAGCCATTAGGTGCACCCAACAGAGATGCATGAAAGCTTGTCTTACCTGTATTAGGTCTAGCACCTACGATAACTAAGTGACCGCCACTAATACCTTCTACCTGTCGTGATAGGCTAGGTATATTAAACTTCCATTGAGACTGTATAGCATTAGCCTTGAGTAGATGATCAATAGTTATATCACCAAACTCTATGTTAAGGTTAGGTGTGAAGTCATCCTGATATTTCTTTACTAAGTTACGTAAAGGCTCAAGGCTATCAAGAGATCCATTGACGTAATCAAATCCTATGTTAGCTACCTGATTACCTAACACCTGTTGAAATAGTTTAGATAATACCTCATCAGCTATGTCTTGGTTCATAGGTTGCTCACGAGCTACACGTTTAAACAAATCACTATACACTTGCTTGGTAGCAGTAGTCATAGTGCTATTGTTAGCAAAGAACAAAGCCTCTAGCTCTGATGCAGTCAGGCTACGGTCATACGTAGTCATAGCATAGTCTAGTGTCTGCTTCATCTTACGAACATCTTTACTGAACAACTCATCAGGACATCGTATACCCTTGTTGTTATCGTAGAACTCTTTGTTCATCAAAGTCCTAATGAGTGCGAGTTCCATCATTTATCATCTCCTTTAATCTATCTTGATCTGTGTCTAACTTATATTTTATATCGTCGTCAAGCCTCAATGCCTTAACTGTTTTACCTGTCCACGCCTCTACTTCTCTCTTGTATGATAGCGTCTTCGACATAGCATCGGGGTCTAACCCTATGATAACCTTATAGAAATCTGCTATGTGTTCCATTTGAGCTAGGCCTAATGACGTACCTAAGATAGCTACGCCTGTAGTGTTAGGTGAAATCTGAGCCACAGCTATTGCACTGATCACATCTTCTACTACCACACATACACCATTGGGTGTACCTAATACACGTTTGTATACTGATGCGTTACCTGTGTATCTGTACCACTTAGGTATAGCACCATCTAAGGCACGGCCTACTGCATCTACTACTACACCTTTGTCAACTATAGGAAAGACTGCACGTCTGTCTTTAACGTCATACAACATGTCCTCATTGGTAAGATCCCAACGCTTAGAAAATTTATGTAGTAGTGTGTGCTCCGCTGTAGGATTAACGATATACTCAGGGTACACCATAGGCTCTAACTCTTTACGTATAGGCATGTCTCTGTTCTGCATATGGTTACGTACCTCCAGAGCAGTCATGCCTGTAGTAACTGCACCACGCACACCACACCCTAGCTTATAGCAGTTGTACACCACCATGCCTCCTTCCTTAGATGCAGTGAAGGTGTTGTTACCATGACAGTTAGGGCAAGACAAACGTGTAGTCTCACCCTCACCTAGACATAGCCCGTCTACAAAGTCTTTTAAATTCATTTGTCTCCATTCCTTTTACTTAGTGCATTGCTTGCGCCCTTGAGTGTGTTGACTAGATAAGGCTTAACACTCTGCGGATTACTGTGTCCACTGACTTGCATGATACCTAGTGTATCTACACCTGCCTCAACCATCTCGGTTATACCTGTCCTACGTAAGTCTAATGCAGTTAATTCTTTAGATAGTTTAGCTTCCTCTTTAACTTCATTTACTAACCTGTGTATATCCGTTGAATGATACGCTGTATAGACACCATTATAAGGCTCAGGGCGAGGTGCTACGTAAGGTTGGAAGCCGAAGTCAGTCTCTTGTTGTATTAGCATACTACATAGTGTGTCACTGATAGGTAGATGCACATCAGCCCTACGTTTACTTTGCTCTAAGTCTAAGCGTTTCTCTTTTAAGTCAAGGTTGTTCCATGTAAGTAGGCGCATGTCACCTACACGTTGCGCCCACTCGTATGCCATGTGTACGATCAGACCAATGCTACGCCATTCCCAGTTACTGTAAGCTGTATTTAAGAAAGATGTCACTTCATCTTGAGTCCATTTAACTTTACGTCTCTTCTCCTTAGTACGTTGAAGTAAGGATACAGGATTACTAAGCAAAGCCTCGTGTCGTATCGCTGTATTGAATACGATACCTAGACACGTAGCTATGTAGTTAGCCTGACGTACACCCTTACTCTCCAACCAAGTATCATAACCTAATGTTATATGTTTAAACTTTAGATCTTTTAGTTTGATATTACCTATAGCTTTATTGTTTTGCACCTTGGTAGCGCAAGCATGACGCAGATTTAAATCATAGTCATACTTGCTACGCTGACTTAAAGCAGAATACTTAGGTGTTCGCATGTAGTATTCACACGCATACTCAATAGTATTACTGGGTTTAAGTTCCATTCGTTCTCCTTTCTAAAGTATACCACTACCTACTCCGAAGAGTACATATATTACTATTAGTATTACTAACCATTTTACTAACGTCTCAAACCATACAAGCACTACTAGTCTGTCTCACGGTAGTAATACGCCTTGTCGTCATCTGGTAGTACACTATCAGCCCAAGCCCATACATCACCGTTATCTTGAACCTTAGCTCTAAAGTTAAATAGGTGGTCTATGTCATTGTTCTTGTGCCTAATATCTTTTAGCGCACTAAGATCTACATCTAGTGTCTCACCTACATCATTCAACATGTTATTGATTGCGTTGTACAAATCTAAAACCTTTACTGTATCATCTTTTGTTAAGGTTATGTATCTCTTCTGACTAAACTTCTTTGTTGGTCGTGTATGATTCTTCATTTGTTATTCTCCTTTAAGTTTTTATTAATGTCTTTGAGTAATTGTTTCAGTTCTGCATTATCTTTCATGATTGTGCGAGGGAGTATTTGTTGTATCATATTAAGTACTTTGAGTTCTAGTGCTGTACTGATAGACATCATACACCTCCATCTATCACAACGAAACGAGACTCAGTGCCTCGGTATTCGTATGGGTTAAGTAGTACGTGTCGTAAGTCTTGTTGTAGTTCTGAATCTCTATCAGATAGATCTGTACTTACTGCCTTCTCTGATACCTCGAAGTCATACTTAGGATACACTCGTTGGAGTATCTGTAACATTAGGTTAGCACCTTGAGGTGTCTTGCATGTAGTAATCCTACATAGCTTGTCGTTGTGCGTTACGCATAGATTATATTTAGTCATGTGTTTGTCTCCTCTTAAAACAATTTGGATAGTGAAAATATAGCAAGGGAAAAGATATATCCCATGCCGATGAAAGCAAAGCCTACAAATATTATTGTAGCTATCTTAGCTATGATGTCATCACGTCTGTCTTTACGTGCTTGTACTGTTACTGGTTTGCTTTTGTAATAAGGTTTGTTCTTCATATTAATACTCCTCTTGTACTAAGTCGTCTAGTTCTACGTCATTCTCACAGCTACCAAAGTCTAGCTTGGGTGCAGTGTAAAACATTATGCCTCCGTCAGGCCTCTCAACTGGGTTGCCATTGTCATCATGTACTGTGAACAGTACGTCCCACAATCTTATATCAGTAAAACCTTCTGGTATGCTAGGCTCATACCATACAAACTTACCGTTCTCATCTAGGTCGGGTACTCTATCTCCACTCATTGTATAATCTCCTTCTTTGGATATGATTCAGTGCCATAACGTAGGCACTTAGTTAGTAATCTTTTGTCTTTCTTGTTGCCATGCATGTACACATAGCGATGCTTAGCTGATCTGTAAACACGCTTAGTCCTGTCACCTGCATGATGCCTAGGGTGCTTGCCGTTCACAGTAGCTATGTCAGTGCGAGGCTTGGTTGCACCAGTGTATAACCAATTAGTTGCTTGGTATACGTAGCCTACATGATCGTGTGCTGTATCAGCATAGCTTACCAATACCTTAGGCTTAGGTAGTAATGCAATAGATCTAGCTACAAGTAAGCTTGCCTCGTTAGGTCTGTTGTTTACTAGCACTACTCTGTTGAGTTCAAGTACCTTAGACTTGTGTTCTTCACCACACACACCCTTGCACAACCAAGGCGAAGCAGGTGAACCGAATGTACATATACCTTGTAGACCATCTGTACCTCGATACAAACCGAAGGCATACGATACGGAAGGCATACGTCTGGCGTAGTGTACGTTGAGTATGAGATCCTTTGTGTCTTCGTATGCTATAGGTATCACGAAATAATTGTGACTGTAGTGCATGTTATCTGGGCCAACTCCATGTAGCTTAATCAAGTTGCTCACTAATCATACGATTAACCTCCTCCACAGATTCTTCTACGTGCCAACCTCCATTGTTGTGTAGTCCATCCATGATCACAGTAGTAAGATCATTTTCTCTGTACTCATGTTCGTCTAACCTCTCATACACAGTAAAGTTTCCTTTGAGATACATGTGTAGAGGTGAACCTCCATGCTTATTCGTTAAGTGTAGCTTAATCATCTTGTTGTCCTCTCTTTAACCCACAGCCTCTTAAGTTTATTTTGTTTACCTCCCTTAGCTCCAGTTATTTGTCTGTTCTTTTGTTGTGTCCACTGATCACCTTCCTTGTAGGTTCTCATGTTGAATACTTCACGCATTCTTTTGTTCTCCTCTTGGCATACAGATGCATGAGCTAGTCTTAGTCTATCTTGTACATCTAAGTTAAGCTTCATCGTCCTCACCCTTCTTACCTACTATGGCTATAGTATCTTTGTCAATCCGGTGGATAGCTACAGCCTCACAGAATAGTAGTTCTCCCTTGGTTTCTGTGTGTACTAGCACTCGATTGTCTAGCTGATAGTGTCTAAGCATGTGTATTATTAGTTCATTAACTGTCATCTGTTAGTCCTCCATTCCACTTACTACTATATAGATAGCATCTTTGTATGCCTTGGGTGACAGATCTAACTGCCGTAAACTATACAACGTATACAATAACTTATCAGTCAATGTTATGATCTTATGATACATAACTATGATAGCTTTACCAAAGTCTCTGTTGTACGTGTCTTCTAAGTAGAAGATCTTCTCATCTAACGCTTCGTTTAGATAGTTTACCATTACTTCATTTGTTGGTGTTATCATTTCCATTAGTCATTCTCCTCTTCATATTTAGCTAATGCACGTTCACAATCTTTGTGATCTACATACATTTCTATTTCTCTTTGATGACAGTAAGCCATAGCTGACAGTTCTCCGTCAACCATTTCTATATCTTCTATATCTATCTCCATCTCACCATAACCTAAGTCTAAGTAAACCCTAGTGTCTACGTGCTTACCATATTTTTGTCTAACTATTTCCAACATTATACCTCCTTTGCTTCCTTCAGTATGTACAGATGATTCTGTGCCTCTACTATATCTTCCTTAGTCCATAGCCTGTCATCAGCCCACTCCCTGTCATCTGCTGATGATCTGAGAGGATGGGTTACGTATACTTCATAGCCCTCTCTCAAACCTTGGGTTGCTACGTACATGTCATACGTTTGTATCTCTTGTGTACCGTCGTCTTTGTCTACGATCTTCATCTTATATCTCCATGATTGCTGTTACGTGATAGGCTGACACCGCATCACCTGTGGGTAGGGAAGCATTCATGCCACCCTTCTCTGCTACAAAGTTACACCACGTATCCCACCAATGCTTAGCACCTGACACCTGACACAACTCTATGTACTTGCGGATCTTCTTGAGCCTAAGCTCTGGCTTGATCGTCTTGCTTACTCGTAGTGCAGTCTCAGACATACCAAGCATACGCACGTTGTGCCTGTCGAGACACGCCACGTTGAAGCCACACATCTGAGCTATGAACCCTGCCTTGACCATGCCTATTGATGGTATCCGCATGAACAGATCCACTACGGCCTGACCTGCATCTACACTGTCCACACCCATAGTCTCACGGATGTTTAGCATAAGGGCATGTAGTTCCTGCTTGTGTTGTTGAGCATACAGTATGCCCTTGGCCTTAGTGTCTGACACCCACTTAGAATGGATGCCCTCCTTCTTGATAGACACACGTTGAGTGTGCACCCTAGATAAGGGCATGTTGATAGTGCATAGAGTAAACTCTATTGTGTCATACAAACCATCGGGTGATGATATGCTATGTTTAGATATGATTGTGCAGTCACGCTGATACATTGTGATAGTCTCCATTGTTGTGTCGTCGGACGATCCGACAACGATTACTTATATGTTAATATAAATTCTTTGAGGGTAGCATCATCGGCGTTGCGATAATATTCCCACATGTCATCCGCTACCAAGCGTCTGAGTACAGAATGATCTTGCTTGTTTACCCAGTCCATGATGACTTGCTCTACAAGATCTTCTTTCTCTTTTGTAATACCTATAGTACTCATTTGTCAATCCCTCCTACTGCCAATGGTGTGTCCAGTGGTAGTCGAGTATAGCTTCCATAGCTTTATCCCAACCTGTTACGTCATGCATAGTGAAGCAGTCACAGTTGTACTTCTCTCTAAACCTATGGTCATTCTCGAATACATTGAAGGTAGCTTTGCCATTCCATGTGTATGCGTGATCGCCTATTAATATCTCTACGTCTAATGGTTTAATCATTTCTATTCTCCTTTAGGTAAATATTCACTGATTGCATAGTGAGGTAGATATTTCAGCAACTCATAGAGTGCTGTGTAATCATCAAACTTTATATCTTCTTTGATTTGATCCAACACTTTAATTCTTTGTGTGTGCATTATATCTTCTTTGATTTGATCCAACACTATTCTTCTCCTATTTCTTTTAAGTAATGGTACAGGTAGTACTCCGGTATCTCTACCGTTGTACTCCTGTAGTCGCACTCCAAACATCTGCGGCTTCGTCGCCTCGTTAGAATGCTATTCCTAGTTAAGTGTTCTCGTGTCTCGTACACCTTCATCTTCTTGATGCACGTAGGACACACTTCTACTACGTGTTCCATACTAGAAGTTACCAAACTCTATGTTTCTAGCTACAACCCTACCATCATTCTTAATGTGACCGTTGCTTATGTCTATGATGTAGTGTCCGTTGTCCCACTCTTCTTTGTACTTCTCCATAGCAGGACGTACACCTACAGACAGACCACCTTCCACCTTGCTACAGATGTGAGCTATCAGTCTGGCTGTAGCATAGCTAACATCAGACTTACGCATTTTAGATGATGCACCTCTTACGAGTTGTGTCACAGTGTTGGGGCTACCATTCCAGTGTAGGTATATGTAGCACTCTGACTCCTTGCCTGTGTAGTTGTCGCTTATTACTTCAAGTGTTGCTCTGTTTCCCATTAGTTATCTCCTCTATATCCTGCAGGTAAAGTTGGATCTAAGTGATCCTTGATGATAGTCTCCATGTCCTCGATAGCTTTGTCTATCTCGGTACGCTTGTACTTCACGCCACTAATCTGTGAAGCTTTAGACATTAGTTTAGTCTTAGTCAGATGACGTGCCGGCTTGAGGCCAATACGTATCATCTTAAGTGCCGCTTTGAGGAACACGGCTTGCACCTCATCACGTCCCGGATCTTCTATTGTAAAGTGTGTGTCTTTCATTGCTTAATCTCCTATTGTTTGTGTCGTCGTCGGACGATCCGACAACGATTAGTTATACTAAACCCATTCAGTTAGTTCTACCCCATCAGGTACAGTAATGCCGTACTGTTCTTCGAACAGAGGGTCAGCTTGCTTGAGTGTCATACCTTCTAACAAATCACGTATGTAACTGTCACCCATGTCAAAAGATCCATACGTATGGTCAGACCTAACAGCCACAAACCATTTAGCATATGGGTTCTTCTGTTCTCTGTCAGGTTTTTGGTACGTCTTGAGCAATCGTACCTCAGTGTCACCGAATGCACCGAAGCCCTGCCATACAGCGTAAGGGTTCTCTTTAGTGCGTGATCTTCCTAGTAAATTCTTAGTCATTCTTCATCTCCTTCAAGTGTTTCATAGTTATTTTACAAGCCAAGTTCCAAGCCATCATAGAATAGGTGTAAGCTACAATTCTTTGTTCCGTACTCAGCCTATCTATGATAGCTATAAAATCCTCCATGCTATCTGGTGTATGTACCAATCCAGTTGGTTCAATAGGGTTATTCATCATTAGTCTCCGTTGTTAGTGTCGTCGGACGATCCGACAACGATTTAATATTTGTCCTACTATCAAGGCCGATCCCATCTCGTTTGTCAATGGATCTGGTTCTATTCATCGACAACATCTGCCTATGCCATGTGCTACGCCATCGCTTGTCGCCACGTCTGGCTAGTCGGTCACGTTTTGACACCCCATACGTCATGATAGATCCTTATATTTAATGAAGCGAGGGAAGGCCGCTTTGTAAACACCTTGCATTCTGTAATACTTTTCATTGTCTTTCCAATGCTTGTAAGCACCTGCCTCTATGTCAAATGTCATCACATCACGTAGGCCATACTTCACACCTAAGAAGAAAGCATTAAAGCATTTGTAATTGTAGTGATACTTGTACTTTTCAAAGCTTTCATCTGTCTCCCCATCAATCTTATAAAATCCTGCTTGGATGTGATTAAAGATAGACCCCATGTCTTGAACAAATTGTTCATCTCCTATTCGCATTTTAATCTCCTATTTAACTACGTTAAGTCGTCGTCGGACGATCCGACAACGTTCTACTGTTTGTATTACAAACAAAAACAAGCCCCGTAGGGCTTGCAATAAGATTGTGAAGTAAGCCCCGAAGGGCTTAAGTTATGATTTCTTGTAGAGCTTTGTAAGCTCTTTAGTGAATGTAGCTTTGCTAAACCCTGCCTCGGTCATGATCTGATGTACTAGCTTTGCTAGGTCAAGTTCAGTCTTAGGTTTTGGTATAGCTTTGCTATTGTCTTGCTTCGGTTCAGCTTTAGCTGTTGAAGCTTTCTTTCCTTTGGAAACATTACCTGCTGAACCAACCTTAGTCTTGGGTTGGTCAGAAGCTTTGACCCTCTTTCTGATAGCTGATACTCCTAGAGTATCGAAGAGGCCGTTCTTGTTTAACTTCTGGATCTTGATCCAGTTAGCGGCGATGAAGATCGTATCCGATCTGTCTTGCTTTGATATTCCAGCTAAAGCTGAAGCGGCTATAGCCTTACCGAAAGATATATTATCTTTATGCAAACTACGAACTTGTAACAGTATGTTACCCAATTCTCTGTAGTAGTCCAGTTGTTGCTCTTGCAACAAGTATAACTTGTCATAGATCTTTGCGCCATGATCAAGAGCTTCAGTTATACTGAAGGTACTTTTACCCAGTTTCACTGTACCTGAAACTTCGATTTGTGCTTTTAACTTCGTTACATTAGTCATATCAATCTCCGATTGTTAGTTGGCTTGATTGCCGATTTGATGAGACCAATAGGACAGATGCCAAACAAATTGTCAACAACTTTTGGTGTGCATTATGCGCAAGGAAAAGCGGAGAGTGGTCGGATCGTCCGACAACGGCCTAATTTTTGGGACTATGGGGTAGGCTATTTTGTCCCTCTAAAGAGGGGATATGGTTCTAGTGCATGAAGCTTTGCTTTTTATGCCCTCCTGCCTAATGTCATGCATAATCTGGGCATTATAGGCATATCCGGATAGATAATCCGTATAAAAGTGTAACGTTTTCAGTAGCTTAGGCCTAGCAAGCGTGCCTTATAGCGCATATCATGCCTCATAATGCCTACCCCGGCGAGGGCCACCCCCCATCTACCCGTATACGTATATGTACTCCTACACAGAAGTGGATTTTAGAATGGCCTAAAGCTGTACACAAAGTGTTACAAACTGTAATATTTCGTGAAGAGGGGTTGACATAGGCACAAAAATGGTTATAACTGACCGCAGGGAAGCTTAGTTAAACTATAAGTTACAATATAAAGTTACAATAAAAAAATATCTTACTATAAAGTTTAACTAACACTGTTGCATATTAGTTCTTGGACTTAGGAAAAGTGTCACGTATAGTTAAACTTAGGTGTTGACACCATATTTAGAGTAGTATATAATAATTTGTACAAGGTTAAGACATTAAACGACTTAACTGTTAAAGAAGTTATAACTCATAGTGTAACTAAAGTACCGTAGACTACTTGATAGACTGTATTATTGTTAAGTCTCCTCATTTGTCTCCTCCCTCTTGATAGTAGTATAAACTTTCATTTAGTTTGCGGTACAATTTTATCTTAAATATGTATTGACAATAATGACAAAACGAATAAAACTATACGCAAGTGAAAATGTACTTGAAGAGTTCTACGATGCGTTAGCTAACAAGGACTCTCGTGCATTAACACGAGTTCATATCCCCAAGAGTGACGTATTTTATGTCCGTACCGCTATAGAAAGCGACACCGGAGTAAGGTATACTTTAGACAGAGTAGAACGAGCTATGTATCTAGAGGGGATGTTAGACAAAAGAGACGTACTTGATCCAAACAGGAAGAGAGACTGGGAAGAATGACTAGTTTTGAAGAAGTTGACGTAGACAAAAGCGGCACTATAGACAAATCTGAGTGGGAAGCCTTAGAACTAGAAGACAGACGTAGACGATTAGACGATGAAGACAGTCAGAGAGACGCACAACGGCGTATGGCGTGGTTCTGTTTAGTTGGAATGTTAGCTTACCCTTTCTTAGTGTTACTATGTAGCATCGTAGGGGCAGACCAAGCCGCAGATATTATAGGATCTATGGCTTCAATCTACTTTTTATCTGTAGCTGGTATAGTTGGTGTGTTCTTTGGAGTCACTAACATGAGCAAGAAAGAAGTGAAAGGTAACAACGGATGATGGGCTTAAACCTAATCGGTCAAGTAGCTAATCTAGCTGGTACAATGATCGAAGGCAAGACTGCAGTCAAGAAAGCAGAAGCTGAAACTAAGATGAAGATAGCCACCGGTGAGATTGACTGGGATATAGAGGCTATGAAAGCTACACAGAATAGCTGGAAAGACGAATGGATAACTTTACTGTTCTCGATTCCGTTAATCCTAGCGTTTTGTGGTCAGTGGGGTAACGATATAGTACATGCAGGGTTCGAAGCCTTAGAGATTATGCCTGACTGGTATCAATACTCTTTGGGTGGAATCGTTAGTGCCAGTATTGGTATGCGTGGTGTAAGTAAATACTTCGGGAAGAAATAATGAAACAAAACTTTGATGAATGTCTACATATGTTACTGGAACACGAGGGAGGATTCGTAAATCACCCCAAAGATCCCGGTGGTATGACTAACCTTGGTGTAACTAAAAGAGTATACGACGAATGGATAGGCAGAGAGTCTACCGAAGAAGAGATGCGTGACTTAACGCCAGAAGATGTAGGGCCAATCTACAAGAAGAACTACTGGGACAGAGTAAAGGGTGACCATTTACCGTCAGGTGTAGATTGGTGTGCGTTTGACTGGGCGGTTAACTCAGGTTCAGGTAGGCCAGCTAAAGCTATACAACGTGCAGTAGGAGCTACAGCTGATGGAGCTATAGGGCCACAGACATTAGGTCTTATATTAGAGAAAGACCCTAAGTACATTATTGATTACGTATATCACGTAAGGCAAGGCTTCTATGAAGGCCTAGATACGTTCAAGACATTTGGTCGTGGCTGGACTAGAAGAAACAAAGAAACACTAGAGCAAGCATTGAAGATGATATAATGGTAGATTATAGAGGCGAAAAGTTTTCAGGTTACAATAAACCTAAACGTACTCCGGGACACCCTAAGAAGTCTCACGCAGTATTAGCTAAAGAAGGCACTAAGATAAAACTGATTAGGTTTGGTGAACAAGGTGCTAAGACTGCAGGTAAACCTAAAGCAGGTGAGTCAGACAAGATGAAAAAGAAGAGAGCCTCTTTTAAAGCTAGACATGCCAAGAATATTAAGAGAGGCAAGATGTCAGCGGCTTACTGGGCAAATAAGGCTAAGTGGTAATGACTAAACCTAAATCAAAAGTAAACCAAGCAGGTAACTACACTAAGCCTACAATGCGTAAGAACTTGTTTAACAAAATCAAAGCAGGTACTAAAGGCGGTAAAGCAGGTCAATGGTCTGCACGTAAAGCTCAAATGTTAGCTAAACAATACAAAGCTAAAGGAGGAGGCTACAAATGAAAGCCTCACAGAAATCACTCAAGAAGTGGACTAAAGAGAAGTGGGGAACGAAGAGTGGCAAGCCCAGTGGCAAGACCGGAGAACGTTACCTTCCTAAGAAAGCAAGAGAAGCTTTGACTGCATCAGAGTATGCGGCTACTACTGCGGCTAAACGTAAAGGCACAGCCGCAGGTAAACAATTCGTAAAACAACCAAAGAAAATTGCAGAGAAGACTGCAAAATATAGAGCATCAAAGGGTGGACTCACAATGAAAAAAGGTTATCATAGAATGCCAGACGGTACAATGATGAAGGATTCGGACATGAAGAAGAAGTCAGGCTATAAGCACGGCGGTATGACTAAAGGTATGAAAGCCTTAAAGAAAGCCGCACCTGCTGTAGCTAAGAAGATGGGTTACAATAAAGGCGGTTCAGTAAACTGTGGTGCATCTATGAAGCCTAACAGGATGTCGAGGAAGTAATGAACTTTAAAGACTATAAAGATCAATTAGAAAAGTGCGGTTACTTAGTAACTTCTGAAAACGTTACTACTAAGATGGGTGATGTACTAGCTGCTTTAGATCCTTATGGTTCTTATTGGTGTACTGATTCCAGAGTGCAAGAGATATTATCTTCTGTCGTAACTAAAAAAGTACGTGCTCGAACTAAGTCTGGGCATTTCGTAAAGGATGATCCAACAACTCCTGAGAATGAAGCTTGGACAACAAAGACTGTAGGAAATAAAGATTAGATGGTTGAGACAGCTTACTCTACAGCTACAGAAGCAGTAACGATAGCATCTACTACTACGGGTGCTAACGCTACTGTTATATATACTTGTCCTCCTTTACATGATGCTACTGTAGACCTATTGCATTTAGCTAACAATAACAACTCATCAAAGAAAGTGTATCTACAGTTTTACCACCAAGACGATACTACCTATCATTATGTACTTAAAAACCACACTATCTCAGGGAACTCAGCAGAAAATGTATTCGGCAATGGTGTATTGCACCTACATGCTGGAGATAAGATTCTTGCCTATGGCGAGACTACTAATACTATAGAAGCTTTAATATCTTGTAGAGAGTTCTATAGCCCTAACCGGTAATACATAACGGGGTTGCAATATCAGCAATAGTGTGATATAACTATATATGTATAACTATGCTCCAGAAAGCTACAAATAGTTTGTAGTATCATACTGGAGAATATACATGTTTAAGACATTTTCAAAGAGACTCAAATCAATACATAAGTCAATACAAAGATCACAACAAGCTAGGGCTGATTTGTGGTTACTTACACATCTAACAGATAGAGAACTAAAAGATATAGGTATCGCAAGATATGATATCAGACGGAGAATGAATGGCTCGTAATCTTACAGAGAACCAAAAAAAGTTTCTGGAAGTCTTGTTTGAAGAGGCTTCCGGAGATGCGGCTATGGCTAAGCGATTAGCAGGTTATAGTGATACAACGCCTACTAGATCTATTACGTCAGCACTAAAGGATGAAATCTTTGATGCTACTAAAGAATATATGTCTAGGCTAGGCCCGAAAGCGGCTATAGCTTATGGCTCAGCTTTAGATGACCCTACACAGTTAGGTGTTAAGGAAAGGATGATAGCTGCAGGTCAGGTTCTTGACCGTTCTGGCTTAGTGAAGACTGAGAAAGTTGCAGTAGAGTCTAGCGGAGGTTTATTTATATTACCACCAAAGGATTCCTCACAAGGCGATGAAACATAAGACTGACTTTCAGAAAACTGAATTGGGCTATTGGATGCTACCAAAGCCCTCTCACATTAAAAGATGGGAGCGAATCCCACGACTATCTAAACGAACTGTACCCTTCGGATATCGTATAGATCCAGAGGATGACAGGTGGTTAGAACCTATTGCTACAGAGTTAGAGTTATTAGAACTTGCAAAGAAACACTTGAAGCAATATAGTTACCGAGAAGTATCTGCTTGGTTAACCACACAGTCGGGTAGAAAAATAACTCATGATGGACTTAAGAAGCGTATAGATGTCGAAAGAAAACGTAAGTCACTTGCTAAAATTAAACGCAAGCTTGCCCTCTGGCTCGAAGAAACGAAAGCGCAGTACGAAGCCCTCGAAAAAGAAAGACTCGGTTACTACACCTACGACGAAGATAGTTGAGCAAGAGCCTGTACAAACTGTACCAGCGCAAGTAGCACCAGCCCCATTCGATGTAGAGTATGCTCAAGACGTAGTATTTCAACCCAATCCCGGCCCACAGACACAATATCTAGCGGCTAGTGAGAGAGAGGTACTATATGGAGGGGCAGCCGGAGGTGGGAAGAGCTATGCCACACTCGCAGACCCTCTTCGTAACCTAAACCATAAAGACTTTAGCGGTCTACTTGTACGTCACACAACAGAAGAGTTACGTGAACTTATACAGAAGAGCCAAGAGTTATACCCTAAAGCTATTCCGGGTATCAAATGGTCAGAAAGAAAGTCTCAATGGACTACACCTCAAGGTGGTAGACTATGGATGTCTTACTTGGATAAAGACACAGACGTTATGCGTTACCAAGGACAGGCGTTTAACTATGTAGCTTTCGATGAGTTGACTCAATGGAACAGTCCCTATGCGTGGAATTATATGCGTTCACGTTTGCGTAGTGCATCACCTGAATTAGGTTTGTACATGAGAGCTACAACAAACCCCGGAGGGCCGGGACATGCTTGGGTCAAGAAGATGTTTATTGATCCTTCTACACCTAACAAGTCGTTCTGGGCTACGGATATAGAAACAGGAGAGACTCTTTCTTATCCTAGAGGTCATAGTAAAGAAGGTGAGCCGTTATTCAAACGTAAGTTTATACCTGCTAGTTTGTTTGACAATCCTTACTTAGCTGATGGTGGCGACTACGAAGCGATGCTTCTATCACTACCAGAACATCAGCGTAAGCAGTTACTGGAGGGTGACTGGGATATTAATGAGGGTGCGGCTTTTCCTGAGTTTAATCGTAAGATACATGTAGTAGCCCCTTATGATATACCTAATAGCTGGGCTAAGTTCAGAGCTTGTGATTATGGTTACGGTAGTTATACAGGAGTTGTCTGGTTCGCTGTAGCACCAGATGAACAGTTGGTTGTTTATAGAGAGATGTATTGCTCTAAAGTTACAGCTACTGATTTAGCTGATATGATATTGAATGCTGAGTCAGATGATGGTACTATAAGGTATGGAGTATTAGACTCATCCTTGTGGCACAAACGAGGTGATACAGGGCCTAGCCTTGCAGAACAAATGATAATGAAAGGCTGTAGATGGAGGCCTTCAGATAGATCTAAAGGTTCACGTATAGCAGGTAAGAACGAAATACACAGACGTTTACAGATAGACGAGTTTACTGAACAACCTAGACTAGTTATCTTTAATAATTGTACTAACCTTGTAGCTCAGCTACCTAGCATACCACTAGATAAACGCAACCCAGAAGACGTTGATACACACGCTGAAGATCACCTGTATGACGCTCTAAGATATGGTATAATGACCAGACCTCGTAGTTCTTTATTTGACTATGACCCTGCAACATCAAGATCAGGCTTTCAATCGTCTGATCCTACATTTGGATATTAAGTATGAACCCTAATGATTTTGAAGACGACTATGAAGAGAATATTGAATCTGCGGATTCTTCATACATTGAAGATGTAAAAGAGAAGGACTTAGAATCTGATCCTTCTGTAGGTAATATTATAGGCTTTATTAATGAACGCTTCTCCAAAGCTGAAGATGCAAGACGTGTAGACGAAGACAGATGGATGAAGTCTTACAGAAACTACAGAGGATTATATAGTCCTGATGTACAGTTTACTGAAGCTGAGAGATCTCGTGTATTCGTTAAAGTAACTAAGACAAAAACTTTAGCCGCTTACGGGCAGATAGTAGATGTACTATTCGGTAACAATAAGTTTCCTATTAATGTAGATCCTACTACTTTACCTGAAGGTGTAGCTGATTCTGTACACTTTAACTTAGACCCTGCCGCTGATGAAGCTGTAGATGAACTAAAACAAACGTTCTCTCCCTTCTCTACAGAAGAAGCTAAATTACAGCCGGGCGAGACAATGCAACAATTGTCGGAACGACTAGGTGGTATGGCTAACAAACTAGAGCCTGTAATGGATAAACTAGTTGAAGGGCCGGGAACTACACCTTCTACTGTAACAGTGCGCCCTGCACAAGTTGCCGCTAAGAAGATGCAGAAAAAGATACATGATCAGTTAGAAGAAAGCGGAGCTAACAAACAGCTTCGCTTAGCCGCATTTGAATGTGCTCTATTCGGTACAGGTATAATGAAAGGCCCATTTGCTACTAACAAAGAGTATCCACGTTGGGATGATGAAGGTAACTATGACCCTGTAATAAAGACTGTACCATCTACGAGTAATGTTTCTATATGGGACTTCTATCCTGATCCTGATGCGGCTAACATGGATGAGGCTGAGTACATCATAGAGAGACACAAGATGTCACGCTCACAATTAAGAGCACTCAAAGGTCGTCCTTTCTTCCGTGACAACTCTATAGACACAGCTATTAAGTTGGGTGAGTCCTACGAGAAGAAGTGGTGGGAGCAAGTCATGGAGGATGATGAGCAAGGCTCTAAAGCAGAACGCTATGAAGTAAAAGAGTTCTGGGGTTTTGTTGATCGTGAAGTGCTAGAAGACCATGACCTTAAGATTCCTAGTGAGTTAAAAGATTCAGAGCAAGTAAACGTAAACCTATGGTCGTGTAACGGTCAAGTTATTCGTATGGTTATGAATCCATTCAAACCTGCTCTTATACCTTACTATGCTGTACCTTATGAGATTAACCCTTACAGCTTCTTCGGTGTAGGTATAGCAGAGAACATGGATGACACTCAAACGCTAATGAATGGCTTCATGCGTATGGCTGTTGATAATGCTGTGTTGTCTGGTAACTTACTGATTGAAGTAGATGAGACTAACTTAGTTCCGGGACAAGATCTATCTGTGTATCCCGGCAAGGTGTTTCGTAGACAAGGAGGTGCACCCGGACAGGCTATCTTCGGCACAAAGTTCCCTAACGTAGCTGGAGAGAACATGCAGTTGTTCGATAAGGCAAGAGTATTGTCAGACGAATCGACTGGCTTCCCTAGCTTTGCTCACGGTCAAACCGGTGTGTCAGGTGTAGGTCGTACAGCTTCAGGTATCTCTATGCTTATGTCTGCGGCTAACGGTTCTATTCGTACAGTTATTAAGAACGTAGATGACTACTTATTGAATCCCTTAGGCAAAGCTTTCTTTAGCTTCAACATGCAGTTCGACTATGATCCTAGCATTAAGGGTGACTTAGACGTAAAGGCTCAAGGTACTGCTTCTCTCATGGCTAACGAAGTCAGATCACAAAGACTAATGCAATTCTTACAAGTTGCACAGAATCCTACCTTAGCTCCGTTTGCTAAGATGGACTATATCATCCGTGAGATTGCTATAAGCATGGACTTAGATCCTGACAAGGTGACTAACTCTATGGACGATGCGGCAATACAGGCAGAGATACTAAAAGGATTCCAAGCTCCTCCTGAGCCTACTGATCCAAATGCACCACCTACAACACCTCAAGGACAAGCTCCTACAGGCCCACAAGATATGACTGGTGGCGGAGGTGGTAACATCGGTGTAGGTGCGGCGGCTACGCCCGGAGAGCCGGGATTTAGTGGAAACGTACAGTAATGGGTGCACTCAGTAAACTCATAGCTAAAGAACTGACAGAGGCGTTTGAGGGTGTTACCTCTAAAGGTCGTACTCCTGATTTAACTATACCTAAGTCTAAAATGAATCCTTTAGTTCAGACAAGAGAACCGGGAACTGAAAGTGTAGACGAAAAAGGTTTTTATCAATCAACTTTCTATAGTCCCGTTGTCAACACTTTAGAACAGATGTCTATAGGTAAGAAGGGTACTAAAGGGGAAAACATATCAGCCTTCCTAAATAAACGTGCACCTAATGTAGCAAAGGCTGAATTAGATTCTTTTGATCTTGACTTAGATCCTAAACGTTTATACTCTAGAGAAGAAGCATTAAATATAGCTAGAGAAAAAGGTACGGACAGATATACAGTTGATACTTTGTATCCTCCCTCTACTGATGTATATAGAAGCATTCAACGACAACAGATTTTAGATAGAGAAGTAAATTATGTTGTACATCAACTACAAGCAAACAAAGATTTAGTATCCCCTAAAGATGCGAAATTTATGCATTATGGAGGGGCTAAAAACTTAGGACATAGTAGGTCTTCTGTTAGACAAAACTATTTTGATCCTGAAGATATGTACTTACTTATAGAAGAAGCACAATCAGATTTATCTACATTTATTAGTAAGGTAGCTAAACGAGGAGTACGTACAAATCCTAAGTTAGCTAAAGAGAAAAAAGAAGCTTTTATTAAAGATAGTATATTAGATTTAGAAGAGCAATTAGAGAATATTGAAGACATTACTCTGGATAAAGATATTTTAGAAACTGTAATTAAATATTACGGTAAGTATCACGATGATAAACATTATTTAAATGTAAAAGAAGGTACTAGTAATTATGCAGGTTTTATATTTAGAGATAAAGTAGGTTCTGCTACAGAAAGGCTAAAATCTAAATCTAAGTTTCTTAAAGAATTTAAAAACGAGTTAGAAGAAGAATATAGTCTAACTATACCAGAATCTAGATCTAACACAATGTTAGAGATTGTTATAGACGCTTTAATAACTATGAAAAAAGTTGCCCCTACAGTACCTTGGCAAGACGCAGATAATATAATAATAAATGAAATGGCTAGAGTTCATAATGCTATTGATAAAAATACAGTTTCTTATTATAGAGATAAATTTAGAGAGTTTGAAACTAAGTCGCCTGTAGTAAGTAGAAGTGATTACTTAAAAAGATTACTACTTGCTAATATATCTTTTGCTAAGTCTCAAGGCATAGACAAAATAGTTATTCCTAATTACAAAGAGATAGCTAGAATAAGAGCTAGTAGTATAAGTGAAGCTATGGAAACAGAAGCAGGATCAGAGATAGCTAAGAAGTACGAAAAAGCTAAACAAAAAGGTTCTGAAGAAGAAAGAAAGTTTGCTATAGATTACTACGAGAGAGTTTTTAAGAAGACCTATGAAGACTCACTTCGTAAAGTTATAAATGAATTAAATAAAGAATCTAAGGGTACAATTAAAGTAGGCACTAGAGACTTGATGTATACAGGAGAAGGTGCTGGTGGTGGTGGTGAACGTACTACGGCTGGCACACAACTAGACATATCTAACTTTAAGTTTAACCCACAAAAAGAAGAACTAAGATTTAACGAAGGTGGCTTAGTTAAGAAGCCCGGCTTAATGCAAAGACCCTCATAATGCAAATAAAGAAACTAGTAAACGACAAACCCTTATGGGATTCTTTCTGTGAAACTCTTGATGCTAAGATAGCACAGTCACACAAGAAGATGGAACAAGTTAAGACTACAGATGAAATGTTTCGTTGCCAAGGCGAGATAGCAGGACTACGAAAACTTAAATACTTAAGGGATGAAGTAAATGGCAGTACATAGAAATACCCAAGGAGCAACTCAATGAGCAGACAAATGGAAATGGCATTAACTGGTGGATCTAATGACGTAGACCCAGTAAGCGGAAACGAAGTTCCTCCGGGATCTTTACCTGAAGAGGTGCGTGATGATATAGACGCTAGACTCAGTGAAGGTGAATACGTTGTACCTGCAGATGTTGTTCGTTACTTTGGTGTGAAAGTCTTTGAAGACATGCGTAATGAAGCTAAGATGGGTTTATCTCAGATGGATGCAGATGGTCGTATAGGTGGAGAGCCTGTACCAGCCACGCCAACAGAAGGCGGTATGGAGGGTATGCAGGACATAACGGAAGAAGACTTAGCCGCACTAGAACAAGCTATGGCTACAGGGGTAGCTGATGGTGGCTTGATGGATAAGTTAGCTACTGCCGCTAAGAGTGATAAGTTAATCAATGCTCGTATGAACGCTAAAGGTATGTCTGTAGGTTATGCAGATGGTGGTGCAGTTCAAGCTCCTCTTAACACTGACCCTACAAGAGTAGATGCTCTTATTGATAAGTTTATGATAGCCGCACAGAATAGTCCAGCGTTAATGCAAGAGCTTGCTAGTAGAGGTGTTACATTAAATACTACTGGTGCTAACATGAATCCTCAAGAGATGCAGTCCGCTAATAGACAGACTGAAAGAGCTTTTAATACAGGTGGTGCATTAGGTTTCACTCCTAGTAATTATGGGTTAGGTTTCTCTGTCTTTGGAGGAGGGTCAGGCGCAGGATCTTCTCCTGTACAAGAAATAGAAACTATTATGGTTGAGTATTACAATCCTACTACAGGTGATACTATGATGATAGCTCACGACAAAGCTACTAATCAACCTACACAAGTTGTACCTGCAGGTTACATAATAAGACCGGCAGGAACAGGTACTCCTGTTACTCCTGTAGAAACTGTAGCACCTAGAGAAAATAGAGATGAAGATACTCGTAGTGCCTCTCAGAAGCTACTAGAAGAATCCATGAAAGATACAGATTGGATGAAGAGATATGATTACACTAGTTCTGAAGGTCTTTATCAAACTACTAAGCAAGCTATGGAAGCTGAACTAGAAGCTCAACATGGTATAATACAGTTTATCAGTAAGTTTGATAAGACTGGTATTATGGCTAAAAGACCACAACTTATGATATTAGGTCAAACTAATGCACACATACGTATGCTAGAGAAACAAGGACAAACATCTGCCGAAGAGATAGCAGAACTTAAAGAACTAGCCGCACAATATAAAGAGCAACACGGATTAGGAGGCCCTCTTATGGGTCTAGTTTCTAATGGTTGGGGTCTGACAGATGTAATTAAAGATACTCTAGGCGATGACTTATTTGCTAATACTACATCGTCAAGAACTAGCATAGGTACTTCTTTTGATACTATAGATTCAACTCCAGCCGAAAGAAATTTAAGCTCTGATAGAGACAGAACAGTCAGTAAAGCAGAGTCTGCCAGAATATCTGACACTGTAGCCGCTATGAGAAATAAAAGTGGTAAGGCTACAGTAGATGCATCTAGAAGTCGTACAGATGCTAGTGGCAAAAGGGCTGGCGATGTAGGTTACGAGAGTGCCTTAGCTAAAAGAGCTAGACTAGCTAGAGAAAGTAGTTCTAGCCCTACCCGTAATACAAGCTCAAGAAATACTTCTAGTAATAACAACAACTCTAGTAACAATAACTCTAGTAAATATAGTGCAGGTAGAGGACGAACAGGTAACAGTAAAACAGATTGGAGCAAGCCCGGAAGATATAATAAGGGCGGCTTGATGAAGAAGAAAAAGTAATAACTAAAAGACTATCCTATAAAAACTATAAGGCTACCCGGCTCAAAAAGCTGGCCCCAACATAAAGGAAAACAATATGCCTGAATTAGAAACAGTAGAATCTCCTAAAGTATCAGGGTTCGTTGACCCTAACTATACCAATAAAGCTAACAGGAGACGTATAGAACAAGAAGAAGAAGAGCTAGACAAGCTCATGAAAGGGGAACAGAATGAGGAAGATACTTCAGAAGATCAAGAACCTGATGATGAGACTCAAGAACTTAGTGATGAATCTGATAAGAAAGATGAAACGTTAAGTAGTGAAGAACGCACATACAAAAAACGTTATAGTGATTTACGTGATCATTTAAACAAACAGTCTGCAGAAATAAAACAATTACAGTCTAAACTAGAGAATGCTGAAACAAGTGGTACTCTTAGGCCACCCAAGTCAGACGAAGATATTGAGGCGTGGGCTAATGAGTTTCCTGACATTGCGGCTATAGTAGAAACTATTGCATCTAAGAAAGCAGATGAACGATTTTCTGGTGCTGAGGCAAGACTAAAAGAGATTGATCGCATTAGTGAAGAAGCTACTCGTAGTAAGCTAGAGCAAGAAATCAGAGCCATACACCCTGACTTTGATGAACTACGTGATAGTGATGCTTTTCACGATTGGGCTAAGAAAGAACCTAAGTGGGTCAAAGATGCTCTATACGACAACTCTGAAGACCCTGCATCAGTTGCTCGTGTAATAGATCTATACAAGATGCACAATGGTTTAGATACTAAGTCTAAAAAGAAAGCTACTAAAGCGGCGGCTTCTGCAGTAGTAACTAAACGTTCTACTAAGCCTGACTCTAACGATGTGGCTGGACACTTCAGCGAGTCTCAAGTACACAAGATGACAGCTAGTGAGTACGAGAAAAACTCTGATGCTATCATGGAAGCAATACGTGCAGGTAAGTTTACCTATGATATGACAGGTGGCGCACGTTAATTGCAAATAAAGTATTGACATCTATAGACTATAATGTATAACTATAGGTGTCTTTAACCTGTAGTAAGCCTCACACTGTGACCACCTTACTATTAAGACACTATCTCAATAAGTCTAAACATACCAATAATAAGACCTACCTGAATAAGTATAGGCCCGTGTAGTTTAATATTGTGACTGATCCTTACAACTTAAATATACATGCACCCTAGAAAGTACAGCCTCTTATCGGTTCGTTTAGCTTACTTAAAACTAAGCCAAACACCTAATGGAGGATTATAATGGCATTTGCATCCGCAAGCGGATATACAAACTTACCGAATGGTAACTTTAGTTCCGTAATTTATTCAAAAAAAGTACAACTTGCATTCCGCAAGTCCACAGTATGTGGAGACATCACTAACTCTGATTATTTCGGTGAGATCGCTGCACAAGGCGATACAGTGAAAATTATAAAAGAGCCTGAAGTAAGCGTATCAGCATACAAGCGTGGCACGACCATAGCTGCACAAGATTTAGCTGATGCTGATTTTTCACTTGTTGTAGATAAAGCAAACTACTTTGCATTTAAAATCGACGACATCGAAGAAGCACACTCTCATGTTAATTTCATGGACATGGCTACCAACC